GACAGCTATAGCAATGCGCGACCGCGCGGCTCGCACACAGGGGGTGCCAGGGGTCCGCCATACACGCGATTTCAGGCCCGTTTTCTGGACCCATAGAGACCCATTGATCGCGCGGCTGCGGCTGTCAGAGGCGCTGTGCGTGCGTCTGACGCGATGTTTGCGTCTGACGCGCAGGTCACGCAGGCGGACGGTTACTCCCGTGAGCACGGGGCGACCTTCGATGGTGTGCAAACAGTTGCAGCTTATTGCAAAAAACCGCAAACAAATCAATAACTTGAGTCATTTTTGCCAAATTTTGGCTTTTTTGGCGATTTTGCGGGGGCGGAGAGGGAGAGGGTCTTTTTGAGGTTTAGCTCACCCCTTTCTCTCGGCCCCCCTGTCACCGATCCTTCGGATCGAGCGAGTCTTGCACGCCCAGCAGTTGATTGAGCCTGGCCTTGATGTCGTCCTTGGTCATCTGGTCGATGTTCGCATTGATGTTGAGGTTTTGGCTGCGGTGGATCGTCAAACCTGCAAGCTGGTTCAATTCTTTGATTGCGCTCACCGCTGCGTTGTACGCGCCGTTCTCGAAGCTCGTCTCCGCGATCTTCCACAGCATCGAGCCAGTCTTCTCTGGCGTGATGGCATACTTCTCCCGCATTTCGTCCTGCGCGATCCTCACCGCTCTCGTCACGTTGGGGAAGTCTTTGCCGTTGAGCATCTTGCTCGCAGCAGCAGCCGGGAAACTGAAGCCAGCCTTCCTCGCTGCTTCGGTCTGCCCACACGCGCCTTCGGTATAAAAGAATACGAAGGCGCTCTGCATTTCGGTTATGCCAAATTCTTCGTTGTCCTCGAACTGGCTCGGTACTTCGGTCAGTTGAGGTCGGTTCTTTCGAGGTCGCCCACGTTTTGCTTTTGTGATTGGTTTTTCAGCCATCCACTTGCCTTTAGTTGTTGAAACAGATCTCTGGCTTCCTGGTCGTCCAGTTTACGCTGTCCCCAGGCTTCACGCTCGCAATCATTCGCACACCGCCAATGTGTAAAGTTCAAAAGATCTGTTTTGTTTTGGTCATGCTCAAACATCTACATTTCTCCATGGGGGGGGGTAGGGTGCCTTTTTTCGGCCTTATACTATGGGGAGTAGAAATACAGCCCTTTTAACCCCAATACAAGGGCATATTACTCCTATAAACATATATATAATAAAGATTAAATTTACTATACCCCACCCCCCCCATCGCGGAGAGGTAGCTGTGACAGGGCTTTGCAAGTTTTCGCATTGGGGTATAGGGGGTACAGTGCTACACCCCCGTCAAAAGTCACTGGTGTACGGGGGTGAGGTGGGGGTATCTACGGGGGAGTACTCCACGTCGTAAATTTTCTTACCGTGGGACTTGCGCGGCTTGATTCCACGCTCTTGGAGTATGCGACTCGCCTCTTTGTAGTCCGCCATTCGAGGTGCGCGTATCCCTAGATCACCGAGCAGTTTTGCCATTTGCACAGGCTTGGTGTTCAGCCCGTCGAAGTTGACTTGCTGCAACAGCAGGTCTTCGACCGCGCTTTGAGTGCGTGACATCTCGTTACTGACCTGCAGGCGCTCTCGTTCTTCGCTGGTGAGGAACCATGTTTGTTCGCCTCGATACACCCCGTGCAAGACCTCTGCCCAGAGCTGCTGCATATCGATCCCGTGTTGGAAATTTATGTCGTTGACATGCACGATCCAGAATCGCCTGTTGCCGGTTGGGTCCACCAGTATTTCGCGTTCGTTAACTGAGCCGTAGAACGCTGTACGCCGTTGGTAGCGTGAGAAGGTACGACCGTAGGGTAAACGCAGTTCGTCTTTGGATTTCGTCAGGAACGCTTTGAGCTGGTCAATGTCGGCCTTTTTGAACGTGCTGCCCAGTTCCCCCAGTTCTACAATCCAGTGGCTCACACAATGCTTCACGCTGTCCTTGTCGCTGGGGTTGAGTGTTGCGCCTTCGAGCAGCCAATCTCTGTTGGGTGCGAGAGACTTCATCCACTGGGTTTTACCCAGGGCTTGCTTGCCCACAAAAATCAGCACGCCTTCTAGGTTCGCACCTTCAGGTAGGCAGGCGACCGCTGCACACCCCGCCAGCCATTTACGCATCAGCATCTCTTTGAGTTCGTTGTCCTCGGCGTCTACTGTATCGAGCAGCGCCTGTATGCGTGGCGTGCCATCCCAAACGAGGCTCTCGATCCAGTCTTTGACGGGGTTGTGTTCTCGTGCAAGCAGGGGGAGATTGGTCCTCATGCGGTCGTGAGGCACCATGTCGAGTATGCAGCGATTCTCGATCTCTGCGAGCACCGCGTCTTCCTGCAGATCGTTGATGAACGACATCTCAGGGATATCGATTTCCATCTCTTTCTTAATCACATTGTAAGCAACATCGATTTCGTTCTTCTGCAGCACCGCCTCGTAATTCTCTTTGGTTTGCATGACGCGCCCTGAGCTGTTGCGCGTGTAGTCCACACTGACCGCTTGCTCGCGAAAGTCTTTGTTGACGACCTCACCCTCGATGACCACATCGTTGAAATCTTGGCCTGTGTCACCGGGTACGATGACCTCAGCGTTGCCACCGCGCAGCTTGACTTCGTTTGCGCCCTTCTCTGCAGCCTTCTGGCCCGTTTCGTTTTCGTCGTTGTCCGCAATAAAAACGTGGGTTGCGTCGGGATACCACTCAGCGAACAGCTTGGACACATCGATCATGCCGTTGGCGTCCCCGGTAATTATTACTGGCTCTTCTTTGTTGTGATGCTCGAACCAGCTCGCGCCTGTCGCGTAGCCCTCGACATAGTTGATGCGAGTCGGGTCTTTGAGCAGTTCTGCGCCAATCAGCGCGTAAGTGCCCTTGCGCTTCGCGCCTTTGTGCCACCATTTTTGTTCGCCGGGTTGTGCTGGAATGTAGGACAGGGTGACGATCTGCTTGGTTTCGTCCCTGTAGGGCAGGATCAGGTAGCCCTCGAAGTCTGGGCCTGTGGATAACTTTAGCCCAAGATTGGGCACTTGTTTGCGTTGTAAGTACGGATGGTCTTCGACCTCTGCGGCGTGCTTCCAGATCTTGCGACACTCTTTTGCTTTTGCACGGTGCTGCTCTGCCAACCTTGCTTGGTATTCTGCACGGGCTTGCTCGATCAGCTCACGCTCACGTTGTCGTTCTTCCTCGGTAAGCTGTTCTCGACCGTCTGGAAACCAGCGCGCTATGGGTGCGTCACCTTCTCGCCAGTCGAAGCACAAGCCAAGTGGGCTTTCCTGGTGCAAGAACAGCAGATACCATCCCTTGTCCTTACGCGCTCTACCGTTATAGGCGCTCCAGGCTTTGCCTCTGCCGTGCTCGACCAACCCCTCTTTCGGGTCGGGTTCCATCATGTGATCAGCCAGGAAATCGAGAAAACTTTCGCGTAGATTGCCCGACAACGGTCGAGACATATCTTTGCTCAGACCGCTTCTCACATTTTTTAAGCTCATCAACTTTTCCCGCTTGCGAATTTACAAAGGTTTGCAATATACTCCAAACCGTTATAACCGAGCAATAGGAAAAAAGCGATGGCTATAGTAGCAAGCGATTCTGGTGGCAGCGATTACGAGTATGTCCCTGTACCAGAGGGTATGCATGATGCAATTTGTTACAAACTTGTAGACGCAGGTACAAACTGGAACGAATTTCAGGGCGAAAAAAACAAACAACATTCAGTGTTTGTTTGGTGGGAACTGCCCAAAACGCGCACGGAGGACGACCGTCCGATGTCTGTGTTCAAAGAGTATCGGCTCAGTTTGCATGAACAAGCAGCCCTGCGGAGGGATCTGCAAGCCTGGCGAAACAATCAGTTCACGCCGTCAGAGCTAGAAAGCTTCGATTTGACTGCGATAGTAGGTGTGTCTTGCAAGATAAGCGTGGGGCGCACCGCTGGCGGCAGGGATAAGGTAACAGGCGTTTATTGTGCGGACGGCGGACCCAAAAAGGCCGCGACTGAAAATGATCAAGTCATCTTCGATCTTGAAGATTACATTGACGAGTTTGTCGGCAAGTCGAGCGAGCGCAGTAAGAAGGCGTGTGACATTTTTGAGGATCTGCCGCCTTTCGTAAAATGGAGAATTGCAGGGTGCGACGAGCCAAACAAAGATCAAGTTGAGCCATGCTTTGAGTTGCAGGCTGCAATGAATAAGGCGGCACCCCAAACCGCAGCGGCACCAGCACCGGCAGCGGACGACGACGACGACTTTGAAGACGACGTGCCGTTCTAATGGCTAAGCGAGGACGGCCACGCAAAAACCCAGACATGGTGAACAGCCCGGCGCACTATGCGTCAGGTGATGTGGAGTGCATCGATGCCATGGTAAGTGCGTTTGGCAAGAAGCGGGTTGAGGAGTACGCTGAGATTGCAGCGTTCAAATACATTTGGAGACAGGGGAAAAAGGGTGATGCTAACGAAGATAAAAACAAAGCGATTTGGTACTTACTCTGGTCGCGAGGCCAAGATCCTCGAAAAAATCAACAGGGATGAAGGGATTGCTTGGCTAAGCGTCCCACGGTTCACAAGCTGGGCGATGATTTCAGTCTTTGTGTTTGGCTTCCTTGCTGGAAGTATCGCAGGCTTGTGATTAGTCAGGGTCTTCATCACGCCCTCCAGCGCGTTCCCGTCCGCGTGACTAACAGGCGGGACTAATTCGGAGAGGTCATGGAAATAGTAAAACCAAAGAAAAGGTTTGACCTGGAGATCTTGATTACGTCGGTTAAATTCATGTCCGTCGAGGCCGACACAATTGAAGAGGCCAGAGAACTGGCTTTGCAGCAATCGCGTAAACATTTCGGTGAAGATTTTCGCGGAGTGGACATCGTAGAGGCTCCGAAAAATTATGAAATTTGAACCAGGGATTTACGAAGACCTGGACTATCCAACCTACGCCAGCATACCCGCTTGGCGCTCCCACGACCTCACCACGCTGATCAAGTGCCCATACACCTGGAAGCACCAGCGCGAGATCAAAGAGTCGCCTGCGCTCCTCGAAGGGCGCGTACAGCACACCGTGTTTTTGGAGCACCACAAATTCTTTGACGAGTTCGCTATCGAGCCGCCCGTTGACCGACGCACCAAGGCTGGTAAAGCCGAGTACGCGAAATGGCTTGAAGACCTGGGCGACCGCACACCCTGCAAGCAGGATATGTACGACGTGTGCATGGAGCGCCGTGCTGTGGTGTCCGATTACATTCCTACGGACGATCATCGAGTCGAGCTGACGCTGGTGTTCAATTGGTGCGGTCAGCCGTGTAAAGCCAAGCTTGACTGGTACACAGGCACCGACGTGTGGGATCTCAAGACGTGCCGTGACGCTTCACCTCGCGGGTTTAGGCTCGCAATCAATCAATTCAAGTACTACCAGCAAGCTGCGTTTTATCTCGCTGCGTGCGAGTTTGTAGGACTGCCAGCAGAGAAGTTTTACTTTCTTGCCCAGGAAAAGATGCACCCCTACCCCTTTGGCGTGTACACGCTAAGCGATGAGGCCATCCAGTACGGTCATGCTCGAAACGAACAAGCGTTGGTCTTGGGCATGGACGCCCGTGGTCGTAATGATCTCAAACCGTATGGGCTTCAAGAACCTGTGGAATTTACCGCTGACGAACTGTATTGAGAAGACGAACTATGGGTAGCGAACCAACCTTTGACGCGCACTTTAACGGCGACGATTACCAGCCTGACCGGGACAAAGAGAGACTGCGCGGTCAAATACTGCGCGTGTATACGGTGATCAAAGACGGTCGCTGGCGCACTTTGAGATCGATTGCTGATACTACTGGTGACCCAGAGGCGTCCGTCTCTGCTCAACTGCGGCATTTACGGAAGCCACGCTTCGGAGGTTACGAGATACAAAAGCGGTACGTTAGAAACGGCCTTTATGAGTATCGGTTGTCTGAAGCGGAGTGAGCAAACGTCAAGTTTTCATGAGCGAAGCGGAGCGTGCTGAAGAGGATCGATTAGCTGAGGATCTGAAGCTACACGCTGCTCGCATGGCCTGGCGTAAACGTCGTCGCCCAGTGCCGTCTGGCAAGTACTCCTGGGCGATATGGTGGGAGAAAAAGTTTGGGGAAGGGGAAACGCTCAGCGAGTTCGCTGAGCGTATGAGGAAATACAAGGACGCGGATTAGTCTTTCCAGGGGTACTCTGGATAAGCTTCACGAATCTCCCTATCGATAAAGGCTAGGTACTCTTCGACGGCTTTTGTGTCGCCTGAGTCTACTTGTTTGGATCGAAGGCCATGCAAGAACATTGCATCCTTCGCCATTTCAAACTCTAGCTCTGTTTGCGGGTCAGTGAACCAAGTATTCCTTTCACCCCAAGCTTTGACCTGGGGATCGACCTCTTGGGTGTCGTTGTCCATACCGACCTCCATCAGTGAGTGACTGAGCAGTTGGGGCAGCACTCACGCTCCTCCATTACCCACTCTTCGTATGCCGTTTCGATTCCCGCCTTGATGGTTTCGCGAGCGACCTCTTCAGAGGGTGCCATGTCGAAAGCCATTTTCGCGAAGAAGATCACCCCGTTGTAGATGACT